CAAATAGATTTACAATTCGCCCAAAAAGGCGCACCAAAAGGAAACACTTTAGGCATAATCATGAACGGTCTAGGATTAGACCTGAATAGCGAAAAAGACAAAAAAATCTTCAAAGGACTTGTATACACCTGGTTCGCCAGTGGTGTAATTGGTAAATTATCACCAGCCTTACAATCCTTCTTTAAAAAACCTAATAAATATAATACTAACGTAAAAGGAGACCAAAACTTCTATAAATAAAAATTAAAACTATGTCAATATTTTCAAAAGTCTCGATGCCGAGACCCCCTTCAAACACATTCGACCTTTCCCACGACAGAAAATTCTCAGGAAAAATCGGAGAATTAATGCCTATCAACGTAACAGAATGCGTACCAGGCGACAAATTCACAATCAAATCATCTAACATAACTCGTTTCTCTCCACTTATTGCACCAATCATGCATAGAGCTTCAGTCTATTGTCATTACTTCTTCGTACCAAATCGAATACTATGGCCTAACTGGGAAGACTTCATATCAGGTGGAGAAGACGGCTTATCAGCCCCATCATTCCCAACATGTGCACCTGGAACAACAATCGCACCTGGATCACTATCCGATTATCTAGGTTTACCTACAGATAACGCATACACATCAGCAGTATCAGTATTACCATTCGCTGCATACCAAAAAATATACAACGACTACTATAGAGACGAAAACCTCATTACTCCAGTAAACGACTCCGTCGTAGACGGAACAAACGCTTGGACTAACTTCAACAATATCAGACTTAGAGCATGGCAACATGACTACTTCACCTCAGCCCTACCCTGGACTCAAAGAGGCCCAGAAGCAACAATACCATTAGGTACAACAGCTCCCATTACTTGGATAAACGACACAGGTACTGCTACAATAGTTAAAGATAACGCAACAGGTACCTCAATTAATAATATGACTTTCGATTCTGCTGCCGCTTTATATACAGACGGAACAGGAAGCCTACAAGCAGATGTACCAACAGCAAAATATCTAGATTTTGATAATTCAGATCATCTATTTGCAGACCTTTCAGGCGCAACTGCTTCATCAATCAACGAACTTAGACGAGCCTTCAGACTTCAAGAATGGCTAGAAAGAAACGCCAGAGGCGGAGCAAGATACATAGAAATAATCATGGCACACTTCGGAGTCCGATCTTCAGATGCACGACTTCAAAGGCCAGAATTCCTTGGGGGCTCTGCATCACCAGTCACCATAAGTGAAGTACTACAGACCTCTGATAGTTCAGTCCCACCGGCAGGCGTTACAGAATCACCTCAAGGAAACATGGCCGGACACGGAATATCCGTAGGATCATCCGAATACATATCTTACAAATGTGAAGAACACGGTTACATCATTGGCATAATGTCAGTCATGCCCAAAACCGCCTATCAACAAGGCATCCCTAAACACTTCTCAAAATTCGATAAATTCGATTACTACTGGCCATCATTCGCAAACATTGGCGAACAAGCAATACAAAACCAAGAGCTATACTACCAAGGTACAGCAGACGACGAAGGAACCTTCGGCTATACCCCTAGATACGCGGAATACAAATATATTCCATCTTCAGTTCACGGATCTTTCAGAACTACACTAAAATTCTGGCATATGGGCAGAATATTCTCAGCTCTACCAGCCTTAAATCAAGACTTCGTAGAATGCGACATAGCCGCAGACGACTTAGAACGAATCTTTGCAGTACTAGACCCTGCACAAACAGAACACTTATACATCTATTTACACAACGAAATTAAAGCCACTAGACTAATGCCTTACTTTGGTACACCAACAATCTAAATAAATAAACATGAGACGATCAACAAGAAGAGGCTTCAAAAGCAGAAGCCGAAAACAAAGAAAAAAATCAAGAAAATACAACTCGTATAGAGTTGCAAGAGGCGGAATCAGACTATAACCCTAGGTTATGCAATGTTACACACCCTTTCAAGTTAAAAACAAACACAAGGATACACAAAATCAGAACCTATACGTTTCTGTACCTTGTGGAAAATGCGTAGCATGTAAAAAAAGACGAGCCACCCACTGGAGCTTTAGGCTAAACGAAGAAGCAAAACTTTCATCAAGTGCTTCATTCCTCACATTAACTTATGAGAAAACCCCTATATCCAAAAATGGCTTTCAAACCCTCGTTAAACGAGACTTCCAACTATTCTTAAAAAGACTAAGAAAAACCTGTCCCACAAACAAACTTAAGTACTACATGTGTGGAGAATACGGAACAACAACTCATCGACCACACTATCATGCTGTACTATTCAATCTTCCTCACTCTCTTATTAACAACCCAGAAAAAATTTCCGATACATGGCAAAACGGCCATATACATCTTGCTAACAATAATCAACTTACTATTAACTACGTTGTCGGTTATATGACTAAAGGCAACTTCACCAGGTTCAACCAACACGACGACAGACTACCAGAATTCTCATTAATGTCTAAAAAAATGGGTATGGGCTATCTAACCCCACAAATGACAAAATACTATCAACAAAGAGAAATATTCTGTATAGTCAGAGAATCAGGACAAATCATCTCAATGCCTAGATACTACAAAGAAAAAATCTTCAGTAAAAAACAATTAACTAAAATGTACACAGAATTCATAGAACAAAACGAAATGGACTTTGAAGAAATGTTCAACAGTCCTAAAGACAAACACGAATTCTATCAAAACGTAATACGAAAAGACTTAAAACAAAATTCACTTAAAAGACAACTATTATGAAAACAAAAAGAACAAACAAATCAATGGAAATGGTTAAACAATTAATCACAGTCAGAAGACAATTCAACCATTATCCTCCAAAATTCAAAGAGAGATCACAAGAAACTCTAACAGTACCAGACCAAAACATGTCTATAAGAACTCTATTAGACAGACACTCCAGAGGTATACCTCTAGGAGCATCAGAAAAAAAAGGAGAATACTTCGACACAGAAATCCCACGCTTCGACGATCTAACAGATGTCGTAGCATACAAAAAAATGTTACAACAAAAACATAAAGACCTTGATATTCAGGTAAAATCTGAAATACAAGAAAAACAAACAGCGGAAAAGCTTAGTCATGAACTTGTTCAGACGAAGCATCCGCAAACAAGCGAAGAATGAGCAGCACTAATAACACACTTGATATATTAGTGCTAATTGACACAACAAGCATAAAAAACTATAAAATTACAATCACAGATTCCAAAAAAAATAGTAAAAAATGCAAAAAATGTCAATAAAAACACAAAAAACCAAAAAAAAACACTAAATTAGTTCACTAACAGAGGTGAACATAATATAAATTATAGTTCAAACCAAAAAAACACACTTATGGACCACAAAAACTTTAAAACAGAACAAGAAAAAAAGTACAACGACAAAAAACGTAAAATCGTACTATCGCACTGCGTAGCATGTCATCAACAATTAGACCTATTACAATTACGTCTTATAAACTTCGACGATCTTATAATCGGAGTTCAAGATACAATAACACTCACAACAAAACAACTCAACGACTTGAAACAAGATAAACCTTCCCCTACCCTAGCATTCGAACCAGCGGGAGAACCAACTAAACTCAAAAAAGTATAAATGCCAACCTTTCAATATAATAATCCAAAAAGGGCAACAACACCTATTCAGCAACTCAGCGGAACCAAGCCTCGTCAAGGAGCTTGGTTAGGTGCTGCAATTGCAGCAACCGGCGCAACTATAGCCGCTTTACTTAGTAACAGAGGTGCAAAAAAAAGACAAGAACAAGCAGATAGACAAAATCTTGCTTTCTGGAATACTCAAAACAAGTATAATCATCCAATCGAGCAAATGTCGAGATTAAAACTGGCCGGTCTTAACCCAAATCTTATATACGGCCAATCAGTATCCGGTGCTACCGGATCCGCAGGTTCACAACCTGCTCCCTCAAAAGCCGCTCCATATGGAGGCTTTGATAAAGTAATCCCTGCAGGATTACAGGGCTTCTTAGTAGAAGAACAACAAAAAAACTTAAAAGCTCAATCA